GTCACCATCCACACCTGATGCCCAACTACGGCGGCGCACACAAGGCACGACGCGCCCGCGAACAACAGAACGTCGACGCCGGCACCGCCTACTGCTGGCGCTGCACCAAGCCCATCCCACCCGGCAGTGCATGGGACCTCGGCCACGACGACAACGACCCGACCAAATACATGGGCCCTGAGCACGTCGGATGTAACCGCGCCACCTCGACGCACAAGGCGATGGTCGTGACCGACAACTCGCGAGTCTGGTAGATGTTTGCTGGCATCGCCGTCGATGTTAGCTGGAGGTCTGTCGGCCGCCCCGGTAGCTCTCGGTATAACCGCAGGTCGGGACCTCGACCCGAGCGCAGCAAAGGCAGAGTTCTGCATAAGCGCAGGTCAACGGCCCGGGGGTGGGTCACCCGCGAAGCCCAGCAAAGACCCAGGTGGGACCGCCAATGAAACTTTTGATCCCTCCCCCGGTGTGCGGTGTTACGGAAAGTCGTTTGCTGGAATGGTGGTCCGGCCTCCAATCATGTTGCGGCCGAACGGTATTCGCACCTGAGAGGAGGTGTTACGGAACGTGTTACGTAACTGCGACAACTGCGCTGGCGAGTACGAGGCGCGGAGTTCCCGATCACGCTTCTGCTCGGATGCCTGCCGGGTGAACAACTCTCGAAAGTCGGCGCCACCCGATGGCGACGATGCGGGTGGATATTCGCTGGTTGACGCGATCCGGTCTGAGCTTGAGGAAGCCGGGAAGCTGAATACGTCGTTGGGGCAGTTGGCTTTGGTGCTTGCTCGGCGAATTGGTTCGGAGACGACTGGTGTGGCGGCGTTGTCGAAGGAGTTGTCGCGGGTGACTGCGGCGGCGATCGGGGCGGCAACTCCTGGCGCGTCCACTACTGATGGCGACTACATCGACGAGTTGAGGCAGCGCCGCGACGCCAAGAAGGCTGTTTGATGGCGAACCTGCTTCGGCCGGCGCTCGTCAAACCCGCGTATTTCAGCCACCCCGTCTACAGCCAGACTCTCGGCCCCGAGGTGTGCGACCTGGCGGCGCGCGCGGGGTTCGCTCCAGACCCTGAGCAGGAACTTGCGCTCAATGCGATGTTCGCGATTGACCCGAACCGACTCACACTGTCTGGCCAGCGTGCTACTGCCGCATTTGAGTTCGGTGTGGTGTGTGCGCGTCAGAACATGAAGACCGGCCTGTTGAAGCAGGCGGCGTTGGGGTGGCTGTATGTCACCGATCAAGAGCTCTCGATCTGGTCGGCGCATGAACTGGACACCACGGATCAGGCGTTCGAGGACCTGATCAACCTGATCTCGGATACGCCACTGTTGAGTAAGCGGTTGGACCCTGATTTCGGCCAGGAGCCGGGCATTAAGCGCGGCAACGGCAAGCAGATGATCAGGCTGCGTCCGAGTGAGGCTTGCCGGTTTGGGCAGACGTTGAGGTTCAAGGCTCGGACCAAGAGTGGTGGCCGTGGCCTGACGGGCAACAAGGTGATCCTTGACGAGGCGATGTATCTCGATCAGGGGATGATGGATTCTCTGGTCCCGACGCTCTCGGCGGTTGATGATCCTCAGTTGGTGTACGCCGGGTCTGCGGGTCTACCGAAGTCGAAGGTGTGGCGCGGTGTTCGGGACCGTGGGCGTGCTGGTGGCGATCCAAGCCTGGGGTACATGGAGTACTGCTCATTGCCCGAGGAGAATGCCTGCGCTGACGAGGCGTGTGACCACTCGCTTGATGTCGAGGGGTGTGCCCTCGACGACATCGAGTACATCCGCCAGTCGAATCCCGCGCTTGAGCGTCGGATCAGTATTGAGTATGTCCGCAATGAGCGGCGCACGTTGGCGGCGAATCCGCTGGGCTACGGACGTGAACGTGCTGGCTGGTGGGACAAGCCCGAGGATGAAGCGTCTGCGCCACTGATCACGCACGAGGCTTGGGGCGCGCTGGCCGATCCGTTGTCGGAGCCGCTCGATCCGGTGGCGTTTGGTCTGTACACGAAGATCGACCGCACTGCTTCGGCGATTGGTGTTGTGGGCCGGCGCGCTGACGGCAAGTTGCATGTCGGTGTCGTGCCGGCGGTGCGTGGCAAGTCGATCGACTCGCTACCGGGTACGGCGTGGATTCCTGATCGCATCAAAGAGTTGGTGGATCAGTGGAAGCCGTGTGCGGTGGTGGTCGACGGGCATTCTGCTGCGGCGTCGCTTATTACGACGATCGAGGGCCTGGGCGTCGAGGTTGTGAAGTCCAACGCGTCTGATTTGGCGCGGGCGTGTGGTGCGTTCTATGACGCGGTCACAGCAGACGCCGAGTCGGCGGCGAGCCTTCGCCACCGCGGTGCGCCGCCACTGTCCCGGTCGGTGACGTCGGCCAAGCGGCGTGACCTGTCCGACGCGTGGGCATGGGACCGCAAGGACAAAGACAGTGACATCACTCAGTTGATGGCCGTCACGCTCGCACTGCATGGGCTGGTTGAGCACGGCAATCCGGAGACGGTCGAGGTTTGGGGATTCTTATCGTGACATCGCAACGGGTTTCAGCAGCGCTGGCCGTGGTCGCCGTTCTGGCGATCGTCGCTGGCGTCGTGCTGTTGACGGGTGTCGCGTGGGGTCTCATCGCTGGTGGTGTGCTCGCCGGCGTGGGGGCGTTCCTGTCGTATGAGCCGGCCGGTAAGCGCGAGCGATGAATTGGCTTGATCGCCTGCGCGGTGGGGGTGCGCAACCGGAGCGGATGACGATCGATGAGTACGGGCAGATGCTCAACCTGTACATGCAATCTGGGTTGGGCTACCAAACCCCGTCGTTGATGCAGACCCTCGCGGGCACGGGGACTGAGCGGCCGGCCGACAACTTTCAGGGCCTAGCCATGCAGGCGTACGCGTCCAACGGTGTGGTGTTCGCGTGCATGCTGGTTCGGCAGTTGGTGTTCTCCAGTGTCCGGTTTCAATATCAGAAGTTCTTGAAGGGTAAGCCGTCCGAGACGTTCGGCGATCAGACCCTTGCGGTGCTGGAACGACCGTGGCCAGGTGGCACTACCCAGGATCTGTTGTCGCGGATGATCCAAGACGCTGACCTCGCGGGGAATTCCTACTGGTTCCGAGAGGCTTCGCTGGCGCGGCTGGGGACGCAGGACCCAGGCGGCGAGTTGGTTCGTCTGCGCCCCGACTGGGTGCAGATCGTCGGCAAGCCTCGCACAGCGGAGAAGGCCAGCGGTGCGCGTGGTACCGGGCAGGTGGGATGGACGAAAGCGGGCTACCTGTACACCGAGGGTGGTGTGGCATCGCAGAACGAAGGCGTGCCTTTCGCTGTTGACGAGGTCGCGCACTTCGCGCCGATCCCAGACCCTCTCGCGACGTTCACCGGAATGTCCTGGCTGACACCGATCCTGCGGGAGATCCAGGCCGATCAGGCGATGACTCGGCATCAGCGGTCGTTCTTCGACAACGGCGCGACGGTGAACATGGTCATCAAGCACCCAGCGGGTGCGACGCAGGACGCGGTGGAGAAGTGGGGCAAAGAGTTTCAGTCGAAGTTCGGCGGCCCGGGCAATGCATACAAGACATTGCAGCTCTACCCCGGTGCCGACATTCAGGTGGTTGGCTCGAATCTCAAGGACATCGATTTTAAGGAAGTTCGCGGAGGCGGGGAGACTCGTATCGCCGCGGCGGCCGGTGTACCACCGGTGATCGTTGGCCTGTCTGAGGGGTTGGCCGCAGCGACTTACTCGAACTACGGGCAGGCCCGCCGTCGGCTGGCTGACGGAACCGCCCATCCGCTGTGGCAGAACCTGTCTGGGTCGTTGGAGAGAGTTGTGCCGCCACCCAACCGGTCATCGCGGCTCTGGTATGACGCCAGTGATGTGCCGTTCCTGCGTGAGGATGAGGCGGACGCGGCGAACATCGCTGCTGTCCGGGCTTCAACGATCAACACCTACGTGTCGTCTGGCTTTACGGCCGAATCCGCTGTGAAGGCCGTCGATTCCGGCGACATCAATCTGCTGGTCCATTCGGGCCTGGTGAGCGTGCAGCTCTTGCCGCCGGGGACCGATAAGACCTCGCCTGTGACGGAAACCAACGATGCGCCACCACTTCAACTCATAAGGAGGAACAGTGACGGCAGCACAAGCCTTGAAAACGCTTCCGCGTGAAGATCTTTGCCGTTCGGCGAAGTTCACGCTCCTGCGGTCTGACAGCGCGGACGGTGAAGGCGACGGCCTGACATTCGAGGGATACGGTGCGGTGTTCAACTCGCCTACCCGTATCGATTCGTGGGAGGGCACGTTTGACGAGCAGTTGGCTCCCGGGGCATTCCGGAAGTCGCTGCGGGAGAACACTCCGAAGTTCCAGTTCGATCACGGCCGCTCGGTATTCGGTTCTCTGCCGTGCGGTGTCATCACCGACATTCACGAGGACGACAACGGTCTGTTCGTGGCCGCTCGGATGGGTTCGTCGTGGTACTGGGAGCCGCTGCGGGAAGCGATCGCCTCGCAGGCGGTGGACGGTATGTCGTTCCGGTTCTCGGTCGTTCGTGAGGAATGGCGCGACAATGCCGGCAAGGTGGTCAAGGCCGAGGAAGTCAACAACATCCTCTACTACGGTGAGCAGCCCGAACGTACACCGCTGCTGCGAATCTTGAAGGAAGTGAAGTGCGCAGAGGTGGGACCGGTGGTGTGGCCGGCCTACGGCGGCACAACTGCGGGGCTTCGGTCCAAGGTTATCGATCCGGGGCTTCGGTCCAAGGTTATCGATCTGGGCCGACTCTGCGATGGAGACCCCGAAGAGCGAAAGTTGTTCGCTTTAGCTGCCCTGACAATCAGGGCGGTCGAGGAACCCCGGAAAGACCGGGATCAGTCCGATGACGAGCCGCAAGACACCCCCAGTGGGGCCGTCGAGCACTCGGGTGAGGACGACGACACGCCGCGATCCACCGAGGAGCCCTCGGCCGGTGAGCACGAGTCGGAAACGAAACCCGAAGTCCCGCCGACCGACGAGGTCGATGACGCCCGCGCCGCAGCAGCTGAGCAGGTGTTCATCGATGCCCTCAACGAGGTCAAGAACACGCGGGATGCGACGCCACCCTTGAAAGGAATCTGACATGGCTGTCGAACTGACCCACAAGCAGGCACTCAACCGCGAGAAGGACATCCAGGACGAACTGGAGCGGTTGAAGGCCAAGACGGACAAGACCCCGGAGGATCACGCCCGGGTGCCGGTGCTGCTCGAAGAGTTCCGCTCGGTGCACGCTCACCGGCTGGATTTGGAGCACGACGCGGCACTGTCGGAGATCCGCGCCGCCGCAGGCCCCATGCAGGGTGGCGGCGAGCCGGCCCCCGAACGCGCCCAGGTCGTCGACGAGAAGCGCAGCGGCCCGGAGTTCATCTCCGGGAAGTACCGCAACCCGTGGGATCTGTCGGAGGTGCGTTACTCCGCTGATCGCCCCGCCGAGATGCGTTCGCGGGCACTGGATGCCGTGGAGCGGATGCAGTTCGCCGACGACAAGGTGCGTGAGGCGTCCACTCGGCTGATCGAGCGCGACGGTTCCGGCAAGGCCACCGAGCTGGTGCTGGCAACCACCTCGCCGCAGTACGGCGCGGCGTTCATCAAGCTGATCCGTTCGCAGGGTCAGTACGCGGCACTGCTGCCCGACGAGATCGCCGCGATGCAGCGCGCGAACTCGCTGACCGATTCGGCCGGCGGGTTCCTCGTGCCGTTCCAGCTGGACCCCACCGTGATCCTGACCGCCAACGGTTCGGTGAACCAGGTCCGGCAGATCGCCCGCGTGGTCACCGCCACTGGTGATGTGTGGAACGGTGTTTCGTCGGCCGGAGTGACCGGTTCGTGGGACAGCGAAGCCGAAGAGGTCTCCGATGATGCCCCGACCTTCGCTCAGCCCAGCATCCCGGTGCACAAGCTGCAGATCTTCGTGCCCCTCTCGCACGAGGTGCAGATGGACGCTGATGGGCTGGCCGGTGAGATCGCCAAGATGATCGCGTTCGAGAAGGACGTGAAGGAGTCGACGGCGTTCGTGACCGGTTCGGGTTCGGGACAGCCGACCGGCCTGATCACCGCCCTCACCGGTGGGTCATCGGTGGTGGAGACCGCGACGGACAACACGTTCGCCGTGGGTGACGTTCGGGCACTGGATTCGGCCCTGCCGCAGCGGTACGCCGCGAACGCGTCGTGGCTGGCTCACCGCGCCATCTACAACACCATTCGCGGTTTCGACCAGAACGGTGGATCGGCGCTGTGGGGCTACCTGGCCGAGGGGCGCCAGTCCAACCTGCTGGGCCGCCCGGACTACATCTCCGAGGCCATGGCCAACACCGTCACCGACGCGGCCCTGATCATGGCGTTCGGCGACTTCCAGAACTACGTGATCGCGGATCGACTGGGTACCACCATGTCCTACATTCCGCACCTCTTCGGTGCGAGTGGTCGACCCACCGGCCAGGCCGGCTGGCACGCCTGGGCCCGGGTCGGTGCTGACTCGGTCAATGACGCCGCGTTCCGCCTGCTGAAGGTCAAGTAGCCCGATAGGTGTAGGTGCCCCACCGACTCTGGTGGGGCACCTCCCCTGCGGGAATCGAAAGGAGACTCGTCGTGAGTTACCGGTGCATCAACGCCTTCACATGCAACAACCTGACTTACCCGGGCGGCGCGCTCGTTGAGGACACCGACCCGATCCTGTCCTCGCATTCCGCGCACTTCGTCAAGGTCGCCGATCCCGTGGTGGCTACGGAGACCGCGACGGCCGCGCCGGCGGAACGACGCACCGTCGAGCTCGGTGAGCCGAAGTCGGAGTCCAAGCCGCATCGCGGACGGCCCCGTAAGCAGTCTCCCGCGGTGGAGGCCCCTACAAATCCTGCGCCAGAGGCGCCCGCCCCCGAAGGGGAATGAACATGCGCAATCTCTACACCCAAACGCTGGCCGTGACGGCTCTCGCATCGGCAACGCTCGATGACGGTGCCAACAACGGTGCGACGGTCGATCTCGGCGTGAACGGCAACGACTTCCGGGACGTGCTGTTTGTGATCTCCACCGGCACCATCACAGACGGTTCTCACGCGGTCACGGTGCAGGAGTCGGCCAACGGAACCGATTGGGTGCCCGTGCCATCGAACCGGATCCTCGGATCGCTGCCGACAATCGTTGCCGCTGATGACGACAAGCTGTTTCAGGTCGGGGCGCGGGCCGGCACTGCACGGTATGTGCGGCTGCTGGTGACCACCTCCGGAGCGACCGATGGCGGTGTCGTGTCTGCGGTGGCGATCCTCGGTTCAGGCAGCAACAACCCGGTTGCGCGCGCCTGACGATGGCCGAACTTGGTCCTGGCGACCTGCCGGAATCGGTGCGTGCGCGCTTCGATGACGACACGAAGGCGCAGGCGGCCATCGACGCCGTGTTGGTCGCGGCGCGGCGTTACTGCGGATGGCACGTCTCGCCCGTCCGTGCCGACGAGTTGATTGAGCTCGACGGCCCGGGCGGCAGGGTGCTGTCACTGCCGACACTGGCGCTGAATTCCGTTGCGTCGGTGACTGAGTTGGGCACTGCGGTGGATGTGTCCACGCTGGACCGATCGCGGCGTGCGGGAACGCTCACCAAGCAGTTCGGGCAGTGGACGTGCCGTGACGGTGCGATCACTGTCACGGCCACGCACGGGTACACCGAAACGGAGGCCGCGGACTGGCGTGCTGGCATCGTCGCCGTCGTTGATGCCCGCACACAGCCGTCGTTGCGTGACGATTCTGGACTGAAGGTCAAGAAGGTCGACGATGTTCAGTACGAATGGTTCGAGGCGCTCCTGTCTGTAGAAACCGAGTTGTCTGCACGGTTCGCCCAGTTCCGGATCCTGCTGGCCCCATGAGCTTCGGTAGTCAGACCATCACGTTCGTCACCCTGGCCGGCACGGGCGAGTATGACGACTACGGCATCGAGATCACCACGGAGACTGAGGTTCCCGTGAAGGGGTGCCGTCACCGTCCGCTGAGTGCTGCCGAAGCGAATGAGGCGTTCGGGGATGTTGCGCGGCAGGTGTGGAAATCGACATGCCCTCCGGAGGCTGCTGCGGTGGCGGCGAAGTCGACCGGCCGGGTCAAGGTGGCTGGCCAGGTGTTTCACATCATCGGTGGCGCGACACCATTCGAGGACTTCACCAACCCCTTCAAGTGCACCATCATGTCTGAGATTTACCCGGAGTAGGGAGCGAATTGTGGGCTACTACAACGTTGTCCGGCCGTGTGTGGTCGGCAAGCTGCATTACGTGTCGATTCCGTCGCAGCCGATCGAGGTTGATGACGATGTCGCGGCGCCGTTGGTCGAGTCGGGAGATTTGGTGCCCTACGCGCCGGGTAGCACGTCGGCGCCGGCCAAGCCCGAGGATGCGCATGGCTATCTCCCCCCCGCTGTCCTGGCCGCATCCAAGCCGGAGACGGACGACAACAAGCCGCGGCTGGTGGCGTGGCTGTTGGACAACGGAACCGAACTCTCTGGACCAGAATTGAACCGGCTCACCAAGGCAGAGCTGTGGGATCTGATCAACGCGGCCGGCGGCGATGCCGGCTGACTTCATCGTCGCGATGCGGAAGCACATCGACGAAGACGAAAGTATCACCGAGGCAAAGCTGGTGATGGCGCGTGAAGCGGCGGCCTATGCCCGGTCGATCGCTCCGGTCGATGAGGGCGATTACCGCGACGGCATCCAGACGGCGCACGTCGGGGCGTCCGGTGTGGGTGTGGCATTCACGGATTGGAAGTCCGTGTTCCTGGAGTACGGGACGGTGACCCCCTCGGGTAAGCCTCACACACCGGAGTTCGCGGTGATGGCTCGTACTGCGGAGCACTTTCGGGCCGAATGACGATGCCCGACAGCCTCGATGTGAGCCAGGTGCCCGCCGAGGTGTTCCTGCGTGCCCGGATGCTGGAGATCGCTGATGGTCCTGGATCGGTCGGGTCGAAGTTGTGGTCGGTGGGTTTGCCGTTGCCGTATCGGACAGTGCGGCGGATCTCCGGTGCGCTTGATCCCTACGGTGATGAGCCGTTGATGCGGGTGCACACATTCGCACCGACATACTCTGCCGCCGCAGCAGAAGCTGCCAGGACCGACGCCAACATTCTCCAACTGGTGGACTATCCCGGTTGGGGCACAACACTTCCCAGTGGTCTGGTCGTGCATTGCGACTGGGCCGAGATTACTGAGGCGGCTCATGAGGAGCCGTACGGTGCCGAATCTGTCGTGACGCGGTTCGTGTCCGAGTACAGGTTCGGTATTTCGCTCGTCCGCGCGCACTAGTAGCGCGCGGCTGCGGCAAACCTGCCGCAACCAAATAGCCCAATGTTTCGCCGCCGGATGCCCTTTCGGCGTTCATCCACCTTTCCTGAAAGGACGTTCAGCCATGGCTGATTTGCGACCGCTGACCGGTGGCTCCTGGAATGGCGCCGGCCTCAACGACCGTGCTCCCGAGTTCCTGCGCCGCGGTAAGGCCAAGGCGGTGTCGGTGCGCGACGCGCGTGGTGCCGCTACCGATATTTCCCCGCATAACCCGGATGGGTCGGTGCGCTGGTCCCCGTTTGCGCAGGACAACACGATGCGCCTGGACCTGCACGCCCGCAAGAAGGTCGCCAACGGCACCTACCAGACCATCCTCACCCCGAATGAGGGGCTGTTCGGGCTCGGTGCGTTCAAGGAGGGCGACGGCCCGTCGATCGACCCGAAGATCACCAACGACCGGTTCATGATCGAGCAGTCCAACTCCCCGTACGACACCGACTTGGTGGAAGAGGTGGAGCCGTTCTCGGTCACCCCGGTAGACACCGCGGATCCGGTGTATCAGCGACTGCGGTACAACCTGCCGCTGACGGATGCCAACGGCAACAGCCTGGTTGAGGACCCCGGCTTCACGGATGCGGGGTATGGCCGGTTGACCAATGGCCGCAACCCGGGTCGCCAGTTCTTCTATCTGCGTGAGCGTTTCGTGAACAACTTGCCGGTCTGGTCGGTGACTGGTGTGTCGTTGGCGCGGCTGGATGAC